TGATAGGCGTTGGTGAACAGGTCCTCGGTGGTCTTAGAGGCATTGCGCGCCTTTTCCATGTAATCGTCATAGGCGCGAACGGCGCCGTTGCGCCAATCCTCGTCCGCGGCGCGGCGGGTCTCGTAGTCGCGCAGCATCGCGGCCGTGGTTTCGCTTGAGGCCGCGCGCAGTTCGTTCTGCGCGGCCAGCGATAACGGCCGGTGCGCCTGCTGCGCACGGAAGATCAGATCTTCCACTTGCTGCGCGTTTTGGTGAGCGATCACCAGGCGGTTTTGCTCATCGACGGTTTCGCCCATGATGGCCGTCTGGAATTGGTACTCCTGCGACATGCGGCGAACGGATTCCGCATACTGTTCGATCTGCTGCTGGTCGAGCGCTTCGTGGTAGCGCTCGATTTTCTCGGCCGCTTCGGTGTAGCGCGGCGAATTCCGGTTGATGGCCTCGGCGCCGGCGAGCTGTTCGAGCCGTAGTTGCATAGCGGCAAATTCGGACTCGTTCAGCTTTTGCAGCATCGTGTCGAGCGATTTGACATAGGCGTCAAACGGGCTGGATTTCTCGCCGACCAACTTTATGGCCTTTTCCGTCGGAGCGCGCGAGGTGTAGCCGTCGAGCGTCGGCTTTTTCGCTTCCTTCGCCGCGCGGTCTTTGGCTTCCTGCGCCGAGGTGCCGAGCATCGTGCGCAGGCGGTCCGAGTAGAGCGACACTGGCTCTCGGTTTTTCGCCAGGCGCGCATCGAGGCCCGCGAAGTATTTCTCGTTTTCTGCCTGCAGCGTCGCGAACGCCTGCTTCTTCTCGTCGAGCGATCCGGAAACGGCGATGCCGGCCAGCGCGCCCACGGTGTAGATGTTGCGCCCAATGCGCTCGATAGGCGTGGCGACTTCGATCGCAACCGCCTTGATCAACTGAAACTGATCGAGCACGTGGGCGACGGCCATGGCGCCGGTTTCGGCCCACGATTTGATTGAGCCATCGGCCGCCAGGTTCTTGACCGCCTGCTGTACGCCGCCGGTTTCGTTTTTGACGTCGAGCAGCATCTTGATGAAATCGGAGACGATCGGCAGCACTTGCACTGCGATGACTTTGTACAGCGCGTCTTTGGCGGCCGTCAGTCGATTGAGCGTTTCGATATACTCGCTGGCCTGGTCGGCCTGCTCGCCGGTGGTTTTGGCGACAAGGGCGCCGTTTTCAGCCAGGGCTTTGAGGATGGGAAGCTGCTGTGCGCCGGATTTGCCGAAGATGTCTTGCACCAGTGCCGTCTTGCCCATGCCGTCGCGGTATTCGGCCAGCCTGTCGGCGATTTCCTTGTAGGCGGCGGCGCTGTCCATTCTGCGCAGCTTCTCGGCGGAGAGGCCAAGATCGGCCAGCGCTTTCCCGGCGCCCTTGGCTTCGTCGTCCGTACCGGCGAGCGACTTCGACAGGCGCGTTATTCCGGCTTCGACCAGATCCATGCTTTGATCGACGATCTTGGCGACGCCGGCAATCGCCGATAGATTCTCCACGCTGGCGCCGGTTTTCTCGCTCATGTCCTTCAGATCGTCCAGGGACTGAGTCACCGACTGAAACTTGGCAACCAAAGTGTTCAAGCCAACGCCGGCCGAGATTCCGATGATCGCCAGACCGATGGCTTTGGTGGCACTGGCGGCGATGTCGCCGGCTTTGGCGATGCGATCGAAAGCGCCTTTCGCAACGGCTTCGGCTTTCGTGAGATCGGCCTCGAAGCGCGCGATGTTGGCTTCGAGGCTGACGACGAGCGAACCCAGGTTAGCCATGATTTCCCCCAAACAGCGTGTTGCGAATCAAATCCGCCTGTTCTTCCGGCGTGGCCATCAAAACAGCGGTTTCCGTTGGCCGAGGCAGCGCTTCGAGTGACGGCATGAAGTCGGCCGGCTGAGCCGGTCCGGCGTTTTCGGCGCGTTGCCGGCCGGCGTAGTTGGCGACGGTCGCGCATACCATCCCGGCGCGAAAATCCTCGCGCAGTTGGCCGATCGGCTCGATTTGCAGGTAGGCGTACCACTCGGCCAGTTGCCGGCTGTCGAGACTGGCGAGCAGCGCTTCCGGATGGACGAAACCGAGCGCCAGGCACAGGCGGAAAAGCTGCCGCCGCCTATGCCTGGCGCTCAGTTTTTTTCGATGGCGGCTTCGGCCTGGCTGCCGATCCCGTTGAGCCGCTGGGCGACATCGAAAAGCCGGTCGAGGACGGCAGCCGATTTGCCGCCGAGCAGCGCCGCGTCGCCATCGTTGAAAATCCGCGCGCCGCGCTCGTCGACGATGGCCAACGCGAGCAGCCGTGCGCGCAGGTTGTCGAGATTGCGCTTCTTTCCGTCCTCGGCCACGAGGCCAGACTCGAAAGCATCGCGCTCGGTGCCGGTGAGCGTGCGCACGCGCACTTCGCCGCCCCATTCGGGAACGGCGACGGTTTCTGTTTTCAGGTCTTCGGCGGACAGGATCGCGGATTTGTTGAGGATTGCCATGTCGTCATCAACTCCAGGCAATCGCGCCGGAAATCCGGATTTGCGCGGCGCGTTTGACGATCTGGTCGACGCCTCCCGACGAGGATACCGATTTGACGTAGCCGGTAAACGTGGCGGTCGGCGTGGCGCCGCTCGGGAGGACCAGCTTGAACAGCTTGGCGGCGCCGGAAATCTGGGCGGCCACCAAGGCCTGCTGGCCGGCGTCGCTGTTGTCCTGATCCAGGTCGATCTGGAAGTTCCCAGGGTCGGTCAATCCGAGCAAAAACTCCTTCGCTGTCGACGACATGTTCGTCTTGTCGAGTTCGCTGGCCTGGCCATCGAACCCCGAAAAGCTCTTGATGTTGTTGATCTGCGTGAAGGCGACCGGCGTCGCGGTGCCCGAACCGGCGGTGATCGTCTTGCCGGTGGTGTCGACGCTCACGGCAAACGTGTTCGTCGTTTTGTCGCGCACGACCAGCGTCTGCCCGTTGAGCAGCGCGGCGTCGGCGCCGGTCAGCGCGGCGAATGTAACGACATCTCCATTGGAGAAGCCGTGCGCCGCTGAGGTGAGAATGGTCGGGTTTCCGACGGCGACACCGGTGATGGTTTTCGCGCCACCCGAGCCGGTGGCGATTTGCACGATGCTGCCCTGTGCGGATATTGCAGTGGATGGCATGTTGATGCTCCTTGAGTAGTCGCCCGTCGATGATGGGCATCAGCTGAGCCAGAGGGAGAAATCCTGGCTGACTCGGTAAAGGTGGGTGTCGTCTTCGAAAAAGTCCTGAGCGGACAGAGACACGTTGTTGATCGCTGACTCGGCCATGGCGATCTGGATGGATTCGCCCAGCGTGGCGGCCGTCAGGGCGTCCGGCGCGTAGGCGTCGATCTGCACGCGCACGTTCTGCAGATTGCTGGCGCCGGTGGTGCTGTTGTTGACGACGGCGACAATGCGCTGCCAGACGATGTAGGGCGCCGGGGTGTTCTGCGCGGCGCGCAGATTCCACAGGCCGCCGACGGCGAGCGGGGCAAGCGGGGCGAGAACGTCCTGCAGCAGGCCAGCGACGCCCCCGTCGAACCACTCGCGCGGGTCGTCGAAGAGGGCAACGGGGTCGTCAAAAGTAGCCATGATTACGGCGCTGGATAAGCGGGCGGTTGCGTACCTTGCGTGGCGATGTGCTCCACCATAGACACGCTGTTTATGGTAATCACCCAATTCGTGATCGGCGACGATGCTGCGTTGTCCGCGATGTTGGCAATGGACGTACCGTTGAATATGAGCTTCAGAAGCTCATTGGCGAATGCGGTTGATTTGCCGGCCATATTGATCCAATTTGGTTAAATACGACCGCCATCAGGAAGGCGGCAGCGCCGTGTTGTAGGCGTGGAAAAATGCCGACATGATGTCGCGCGTCAGCGTGTCATACAATCGCGTCTGGCCTCCGGCAGCGGGCTGTCCTGTGCGGCGGTTGTAAATCGGGAACGCTTTGGTCCCGGTACCATCAGTCAGGTCCAGCGTAACCGGCATACGCGAGCGCTCGAAGTATTGGCCATCCTCCAGGAAAGTGATGTCAGCCAGATGAAAGTCGATGCGAATGTTGCGCGTGAGTGGGTCAATGCGCAGATCGGCGCGCGTGCAGGTTACGCCCTGGCTGCCACTGACGCTACTTTCGTCGATGACGTCGTCGCGGTTGATTGGCATTTTGTACTCCTTACGTGGTTCAGTTGATGACGATGAAATTGACGCGCGTTTCCGCTGTGGCTGCTGCGTTTGCGTAGAGTGTAAAACTTCCAGACGCGGCGACGGCGATGACGGATTTGAGCGTCGTATCGTTGGTGGCGACAGTGGCGATAATCACGCTAGTCGTGCTTACTCGATTATTGGTAACGACCAGCGAAGTTGCTCCGGCAGCGAAATTCACGGTACCGACTGTCTTGTTGATCGTCTGCGCGCCCGTGGTTCCTGCCGCCGTGACTGTTTTGTCGAGAACGATGTCCCCGTATACTTGGCACTTCGTGATGGCTGACGATCCAATACAGACGGTATTCGACCCAATGCCAGTCGCGTTGTAGCCGAATACGTTCTCATTCGTAACGCCGTTTGCTGAAGCTTTGGTTAATGCGCCAACATAGGTACTGTTGTCTGCACTCGTTGTTGGAGTTGTTCCATCGGCCAGATAGCGCTGCGCATCCCTTCCGGTTGCAGTGTTACCCGCACCGATCGTCAGGCTGTACTGCGCATTTATGCCGGTTGCA